TTTTCTACCGCTAGTCAATGATTGAGCAGCAGGAAGAGATACAGTAATATTATTAATACCAACTTTTAACTTACGTGGAAGTGCTTTTACACCATTAGCAGACAAGTTAGGAACTTGATCACTTTCATAATCTATTGAAGGATTATAGAAGAATGCTGTTGCATCTGTTGTGGTGAACTTTGCCTTATATAATTTAATTTTCATATCTTCAAACTGGCTTGGAGTCCAGATTGAACCGTTTTGTGATTTAAATAAACTACCTCCAATATATTGCTGAGATATGACCACACTTTCTGAATCAGGTAAAGACTGAGTGGCAACTGTTGCCTCTCCCATTCTTGCTATCCATGCCTCATAATTGTTAGTTGTAGGTGCCAAAAGTACAACGCAATATTGTGTTCCAGGCTCAAGGAATAATGGTGATGGGAATTTAACATTTGTTGCTACAGATGCATCTTCAGAAACATTAACTTGTGTTGGATCAAGAACAACTTGAGCAAAGTTTTGTGTTAATATTGACGTTGGAGTTCCCAATTCCATAGTTCTTATTTGAACTGTCAATTGTTCTTTTGCATCTTTCCTTCTCATAAAGATGTCAACTGATGTCAAGTATGCACCATTTTCATCAACTGTAAATGATTGTGCAAGAGGGTCATCATCAAACGCGGGCATTTGATGGAATACGTTTGTGATGTTAATAATCACAGGAATTGGAGGTGGTGGTAGTTCTCTAATACCTATCGTTGTTTGAGATAAAGTATCAACAATACCACTTGAACTATAAGTTGTTTGAACACTACTTACTGCTGCTGATCCGGGTATTGAAGTTGCATTAGTTTCACTTGATGTTAATTTGAATGAATTATCACCATTTGTAAAACGTAGTGGTGGTAATGGATTTGTTAATGGATCACGAATAAAGAATGATCCTCTTACATCACCAGCTCTATCAGTAATTAATCTTATATCTGAAACCCTTCCAATCGCACCGCTAGTTTCACCAACGAATGTAGCATTATTATTAATACGTCCAAAATATCTACCTTGTGCCTCTTCTCTCAATGATTCAATATCAATATTAAGAATAGTTGATGATGATGAGTATGTTGTTGGTATTGTAACTGATGGATTATAAGGATTATTTACATATACATTAGTTGGTGTTGTAAATGGCCCTATCTTATGATTTGGTTGTGCTAATCTAAAACGACCAATTCTAGTTGGCCCAAAATCACCGGATGCATTTCTACTTACAAATACTTGAACATTTTCTCCGATTGTAAAAACACCAGAGAGCATATTAACTTCTACAAGTTTTGGAATCACATCAATTCCACTTTGACTATCAAAGAATGGATAATATCTAGTATTTGGTTTTAATGTGGTTGCTTCAAATCCCACATTTCTAGATCTAATATGAACTTCAGGTTCACTACTTACAAGAACTTGTGCTGCAAAACTATCTGCAGGATCACCAAATAATGTCCTATTACCATTATCTAATACAACATTTCTTGTCCATATATCACTACTAGGATTAATAACTAAATTTCCACGGAAAGATACAACATTAAATGGGTTTACATTTTCAACTCTTGATGCTAATGGTTGATCAAGAAGAGTTGTTTCTTCATAATCTAATGTTATTATGTCACCAGTTTTTCGGATACCGGGATCTAAAAGATTAAGATTTGCAGAAAAATCAGCAGTGGTAGAATCTATCGATGGATCAAGTGCTAATTCAGGTTTTAATGCATAAAAATCAGTAGGAGTTATTAAATTTTGATTCTCTAAGTCAATATCAACTTTACAATCAGGATTATTAATATCCAATAAAGAATTATTTTTAAAATCATCAACAAAGAAACCAGTTTTAAATCTTGCTAATCCATCAGCATCTTGAACTTGGAAAGTCTTAGTATCCAATTCAAGTAAACTTAATGAAGTAACTATTTCTAAATTCTCAACTCTATCTTCTATTTTTCCAATATCTCTCATCGTATATCTACGATTATCTTTTACAATAATCTCAACATCTTTTGGATCATAAAGATATGCTGGCATTTTAACAGTAGCCACTGTCATGCCTAACTCAATATCCTCTGGTGCCAGTGGATTTTTTGAAGAGACTCCTTTCACTACAACAAATTCACCAGCAGTGTAACGATTATTTTGATTAAATGAAGGACTGAATGATGGATCTAAAACAATTTTATCAGTTCTAGGAAGATAATGACTAATTCCGATAATTGAACTTTCATTCGGAGATGGAACTAATGTTGGGTTGGTACCAGCAGTTGAGAAGTTTCTACTTTGAAAATCAAATGGTGATATATTAGTGGCAATAAAATCAGCAACTCTAGGTCTAAAGTCTAAAGTATCTGTTGCTCTGATTCCACCCTCAAGAATTGGAATATCTTTACTAAATCTTTCCTCATCATATGATCCTACTGCAAATACATCACCCTTATCATTAGAAGGAATTGTGTATCTGTTTACGATTATTTTTAATCTTCTATTTGGAATTCTAACATTGTCTTTTCTGACTAATCTTGAGTAATCTAGGAATCCATTTTTTTGACCTTTATCCAAATTAAAACTTGATGTTAAGTTTAGATATGATCCTGCAGTGATATTTTGTAAGTTGGTTGTAATGTTTGATTCTTCAAATGTGACTGTTTCACCAATTTGAAAATCTTGTTGGGTTAAATATGCAATTTCTACAGTTGTTGCATTTGTTCTTTCAGTAATTTGAGCAATAGCTCCACTAACAGATCCAATAATCTTTTCGCCTAATATTGAAGCCGTATTTAATGCAAGACCGCTTACAAATACTAATTTATCTAATACTGGTGCAACATTAGTTACAGATTCATACACACCAACAACATTAACAACATCAGGTGTGTTTAAAGAAATAACTTTATCATCCACACGAAGTCCTACATAATCATTTTGTGTTAGTCCATTTGTAGTTGATATACCAGAAATACATTTGTCAACATTAACAATATGACTCCTATCAAATGTTTTTTGTTTTGTGCTGATTGAAACTTTTTTAACAGTTGCATTTACAACCACATTTGATTGACTTGCTGTTAATCCTGTTATTGTTACAGTTGATGCGTTATTTGATAAAGTAAATTGATCTGATGATATGGATGCAATACCACCACCTGAAAAATGAACCGAATATCTGTCATTATCAAATGTTTCAAATAAAGCACTTGTAATACCAACTAAATTGGAAAGATTAAATGATAATAAACCATTTGCATCGGTGGTTTCACCAGTAATTTGAGTTTTAATTGTAATTTCAGAATTAGTTAAATCAACATCAGATATATTTTTTTCTTGTAATTGAGCAAACAATCCAGTATCTTCATTTTTAACTGCAGGTTTACTAACACCAGTTGGAGTTGCACTAGTTCCTAATACTGTTCCAACACAAACATCTGTTACATTTTGCACTCCTGCTAATGTCACTTCCTTTAGATCATTAGATATGGCACTCACACGATTGAATCTAGGGTTAGTGTCTCCTCCTAGATTAAAGATAAGAACATCACCAACTCTTAATGATCCAAATGTCTTACCTGCACATTTTAACTTATTACCAGAGGCAATTGTTACCTCATCTCCAGGCCCTAATTCCTTAATTGGTGAGGGTTTTAGAACTATATCTGCACTAAAATCAGTCTGTAAACCTAATGCTGATGCATCTTGATATACAGATTTTACATCTCTCAGTGATTTTTCACTAACAGATGCTATGGTTCTTGTAGCACCACCAATATTATCATTAATTCTTATTTCTTCTCCTGCAATAAATGTTCCTGATGTACCTCTCAATGTAACAGTTGTACTATTACCACCAGAACTTACAGAAAATCCTGTTGCACCACTTGATAAACCCTCCACAAATGATGTATCAGGTAATTCAGTGTTTGATAGTGCTTTATTGACAGTTAAAACTGTGTGTGTTTGAATATCAAATAAGTATAAATCAAATTTTGTGGAAGATGCACCGCCAGTTGCATCATGATTCTCAAATGCATATACTCTTGCACTTCCTACCTGAGTACCTGATCCACTAGTTGCATTATTTGTGGAACCTTTTCTTTGATCAAATAATCCAATAGTTCCAGCTCCATCTAAACCAATTTTTGGTGTTCCAGCAGCACGATTAACTTGAAATAGATTACCATTCCTAAAAGGAACTGAACTATTTTCAATTGTTTTTTTATCTCTTGGTTTATCTAAATCTAATATTGTTGTGGCTGGTCTCTCAATATCATATCCTCTTACATATGCCTTTCCGGGTGATACTTTAAGTGCTAATAAGTCATCAGAAGGAGTTTGTCCCTGATCAGTTGTTTCATCTGATGTAAATATACCTTCATTTGATAAACCATCATTTAAAGACTCAAATGCATTTAATTGGAAGTTTTTAAGTGAATAGTTTCCAGATTCTTCAAAAGTTCTTTTTGCAAAATAATCTCTTATTAACGAATATTGTGTTTCATTTTGTAATTTTTTGAGTTCACCATCATCAAGACGAATTAATTCAATAAAATTCTTATCATTGAAATCTGTTAATGATTTTTTAGTTAAAGTTGTTGATATTTTTAATCTATCAGCACCGGGAGCTGCAAAGTTTGAAAAACCTCTTGCATTATCATTCAAAGAGGAATCTTCATCTGCATTTATTAACTCTTCTTGAATGAATAAACCGACTCTATATGATGGATTATTTGTGTAAGGATCTAGAACTAATTTACTAGCGGATACGTTTACAAAATGTCCTCGAACAAAAAATACACCATCTCCTATGGCAGCTTTACAACCAATACTTGATGCATCTGTCTCTATAAGGGTAGCCACTGAGTCTCCAGCATTAACTGGAGTATTTCCATATACAAATCCTTCATCAATTAATAAATCTTCTCCATCATCCAAGAAAGCAACGTTATTGTTAGCACCTGAATCCAAATATTTTATAAAAAATGTTAAATGAGTTATACCACTTGCATCATTTGGAAGTGCATAATCATCAACAAGAATTTTAATGCCACTACTTTTTCCTGTTAAGATTTTACCTTTTAAACTATCAACATATGCTGAAACTGCAATACCTAAGTGAATAGAGTCTAATTTTATTGAAAAATACTCAGCATCATATGATATGTTTCCGGGAATCACCATTGATCCCTCTTTAAACATATGACTACCAAAAGATTCAATCTGATCTTGTAAGATAGATTGAAGTGTAGTTAGTTCTCTTGCCTGTATGGGTTTCCCCGGATTAAACAAGACTCTATAAAAATTATTATCCTTTTTGAAATCGTCGAAATAAGGACTTATATTTAAATTCGTTTTTTGTGGCATTTTTTAGAATTCCAGAATGATTTTAACGTCTTCTTTTTGTCTAGAGTTTCTTGTGATAGTCGCCCTATTGTCAATGTAGATTATATCACCTGACCCTTTATTTATTTCAGGTTCAGCGAGTCCATTTGTGAAAGTCACTCCAAGACCCACATTCTTAGTACCAACTGTGGTAATACCTGAACTAAATGTGGTCTCAACAGATCCAGAGAAACCACTTGGTGCAGTTATGGGGTTTGCAGATGATTGAAATGCAAACACCTGACCTAAAGTTGATATACCAACATAATCTGTCTGATCTTCACCATTTCCAAAATAAAGTGATCTATCTTGGAAATATTTTAACACTTTAGTTTCTTTATCAAATGATGCAACATAACCAACAGCTGTACCTCCACTAACAGATTGACTTATTCTTTCACCTATCACTGGAATAGAGGTCGTGGTTGATGGAAATTTTATTGAACTAAGTGATGAATAGGAATCACTAAAATAAACTGATGTTGTTCCAACTGACGTTGGATTTTTTACCAATTCAACTTGTGCAAATTTAGTATCAAAAGGAAAATCCTTATTATCACCACCAAATCTTGCATAACACAAAACTCTATCTGTTCCTAATTCTTCATATACATTAAATCCATGACCTTTTGATGGAGGAATTATTGGAATTAATTTAGCCTTTACAGATGCGTTTGCATTAATTGTTCCTAAATCTACAATACCATAAGTATATCCTTTACCACCTGATGACACAACTGCATTTGTTATTTTACCACCAACTATATCAACAACCACCTTTCCTCCAGTTCCATCTCCTAAAATATTAAATTCTTGTCCCACTCCTCCAGAATAACCATTTCCTTGATTGTCAATATAAACTTTTTTTATTTGATTATTATTTAAATCAGAATCACCATTCTCTCTTACAGATTGAATTGTTGCATCATTTGTTGTTGTCCAATCATTTGGAACTGCAATAAATTCTGTAGAATCAAATTTTATTATATCACTAGGAGATACTGTATAAAGAAACTTCCAAACATAACCATCACCACTCTCACCAGCTCTTGATGGTTCTAAATCTGTAAATGTTGGTTGATCTTGTGATGCATTACCAGTTGTGTTTATACCAGACGAACCATTATCAATACAAACATACACATTAAAATTTTCATTTATAACGTAATATCTTGAATCATATAGTCTTGCTGATTGTGTAACCGGTGAAGGTGAGTTAATACTGTAATCATGACGATACATTTCGTATCTTGTTCCCTGAGTCCAATCAACTTTTCTAATTAAACGTCTTACGTTCTTACCTGTTACTCTTTTACCAAATAATGAAGTATCACCAATATGATTATTTCTATTGATATTATCAACAGGATTTGGAGTGGCCGTATTCCAAGTAGATGTTCTACCAAACCCTACGATAGTTGGATTAGGTAAACCCAATGTAACATAAAATGAATTTGTTGGATCAGCTCCCCCAATACCAGTAACTGTATCAACAAAGTTACTAGCATTTAATATTCTAAACTGGTCGGTTACTACTGCTGGCATTTTATCGCTTTTTTTCTATATTTATACGTGAAATCATCATGATAATGTTTTACGGACTGCACCTGTATCACGAAGACCAAATACTCTTCTCTGAATAGTTGGGAAAGTTGATATTCCAACACCAGTTGAAAGTCCCACTGTTCGTCCTGTAACACCTATTGCAATTGGATCAGGTCTACTTAAAGTTCCACTATTAGTAAATAATCTACCCCATGAGAATCTACCATTATATCCACCGTTTGCTGTAGGAGATGCAGTCAGTCCTGCATGTACAGTCCCAGAATGAATATTTGTAAGTATCTCAGCGTTTAGACCACTCTTAGTTATAGACTGAATTATATAGATATTATCTGCAAATGATGTTCCTATTCCAACTGTGTCATTATTATTACCACTTGAGTTAAGAGAGGTAACACCACTTCCAACTGTTGTATCAAAGATATAGATTGGATATCCAGCAACTAAAGTGTTGAAATTACCTGCAGTTCTTGCAAGACCAATTCTTAAACCAAGAGTAGAAACACCTATTACTGCTGTAGAAATACCAGTTACAATCCCACTAAATCCTTGAACATCTTTAATATTTGTAATGTTTTCACCAATTAATTCAGGTGTAGGTGCAAGAACAAGAGGGGGATTTGTATTTGTATATCCAAGACCAATATTATTTACAGATACTGATGCAATTGATCCGTTAGTAATAGTAGCTGTCGCAGTTGCATAGGTTGCAATACCTGATGTCACTGCAGGAGAACTAGTGTTTCCAACGCCAAATGGAGCAGCGATTGCAATACTTGTAGTAGAACCCACGTAACCACTACCACCAGATACAACTGTGATAGCAGATATAGTTCCTGCAGCAGAAACAGTGGCTGTAAGAGCAGCAGCGACAGGATTTATATTATCAATTAATAATCCACCGAAACTAGTGATATTAATACTTGAATGATCCTCTTCATATTCAAAGAACTGTGCTTCATCTACAAAGATGTCATCACTTTCACTTGTTGATAAATTACCAATAATTCTAGCAGTTGGGAAGATTAATGGTTCAATTGAATCTCTTGCCTTAGATACAATATCACCTCTTATTATCTTATCAACCTTCTGTTTTCTCCAATTTACAATTGGTTTGAATGTATTTGCATTAATACCAGCACCTGTGTATATTTCAGTTTCAAATGTGTCAGATGTCGTAATACCTATTACTGTTCTTTCAGATTGTGCAACATCACCTGCAATTGAACCTACCTCAATTACATCACCAGACTTTAATGTCTCTTGAACTTCAACATCAACAGTATCAGGATTTGATCCCCCTGTTGTTCCTTTATAGAAGAATACATCAACATCATCATTAGTAGTTGGTGCAATAGAAAATGCGAATGTTGTACCACCATCAAATGTATATGCTACACCAGGCTCCTGTAAAACACCGTTTACGTAAATCATAAGCAAATTACGCATGATCACTAGAGAGGAACTAGCATTTGCTCCATCAATTTCAAAACTTCTTAATTCACCATTTACAGTTATTGGGAATCTCTTTCTA